CCGAACAGGCGGGCCTCGGCGTACGGGATCTGCTTCTTGCCGTTGTCGGTGAGCGCGTTCTTCCGTTCGGCGATCGCGAGGGTGGAGCGGCAGGTGGACTCCAGTACCTCGAACTGCGGCCCAGTCGCCTCTTCGGAGGTGCACACGTCTAGCGGGCGGCCGCATCGCGGGCAGAGGCTCTCGCGGTAGACCGCCAGGGCGACCAGCTCGGCGCGGTCCTGCTCGGTCCAGAGCGGCTCCCGGGTCGTCACCGACCGGACCAGGCGTCCGCGCTCGTACTCGTGCTCGACGACCTCGGCGGGCTCCCGGCCGTCGAGTCGTGACGGCGGAATGCCTAGGCGCTCAGCGAGCTCGACTCGGCGCCGGAAGCTGACATCAGCCGTGAGGCGGCGAACGAGAAAGGGATGTCCACGTCACCCCTGCACAGAACCCAGGCTGCGGCGGCGAGCTCCTCGAATTGCTGCTCGTTGACCTTGCCCATGAGCTGTGCCCAGGTCTCGTCGTCGAGCTCGGGGTCGATCAGGCACATCCGTGCCAGCGGCTCGAAGCCCTTGTCGACGTCGAAGCCAAAGACGGCGTCTTGCTTGTTCGGCTCGCCGTCCTCGATGCGGACCGGGTACTCAGCCTTGAATGCGCGGAACTCCGGCTTTGGCAGGGCACGTAGCCGGAAGGTGTAGACGCTCTCCTGCATCTCGGCTTCGAGGGCCTGGATGCGTTCGGCGATCTCGGCCGTGCCGTTTCCCGCCAGGCTGTTGCCCGCGGCCTTCTCCGCGCGCTCGAGGTCGCGCTCGGCCTGCTGGTGCTCGGCGACCAGATCGCCGCGGAGGCAGATCTCGACGGTGCGCTCTGGCAACTTCGCCGCGTTGAGCATCGCCTTGAAGTTCTTCAGGGTGCCCTTGCCGCTCACGCCGGTCACCGCCCGCAGGTCGGACATTTGGCGTCGAGGTACTTCTGGACGATCGGCGGCGGCGGGACCTTCATCGGCTTGGTGATGGTGGTTTCCTCGAGCCGGTTCGCGCCGTAGCGGATGACGAGACCGCCGGCGCCGTCCTTAGGTGCAACGCGGACACGCACGCGGGTGGTGATCGTGTGCCCGCCGAGCGGCGTGCCGTCACCATCCCGGTAGCTGCAATCAGGGCGCTCGTCGGCGGGCACGAGCGCCGGATCGACGCCGTTGTCGCGCAGCCAGTCGCAGATAGCGGTGCGGAGCCCAGGGTGGGCGTTGGGTTCTCCATGACCGAGGGCGACGAATTCCTCCACGTCGGCCGTGACGGTCACTTTTCCTTCGCGGCTTGCCACGTTCTCTCCTACCCGAACGTCCCGAACGAAGTGCCCGGCCGCCGGTTCGGGAGCGGCGGCCGGGCACGAAAAACCGCCCCGAGAGGCGGTGACTGAGAGAGGCTGCGAATCAGGCGACGGCGGACCGGAGCGCGGGCGAGGAGGTGATCTTGATGCCGATGGTGTAACGCTCGACCGTGTTCGGCGCCGGGTCCATCCGGCTGACCTCCTCGCACAGCGCCGGGTACACCTCGACGCCCTGCGCCGACGCCCAGGCCGTAGCCTGAGCAACCGACCGGCGGATCACCACGTAGCCAGCCGTGTCGCGGGTCAGCGTGGTGAAGATCGTGTCCGTACCGCTCTGCCGCTTGAGCGTCAGCTGCGTATTGGAGAAGCTCGTCCGACCGTTGACGTTCGTGGTGAACGTCGACGCGAGCGAGCTGGTGTCGACGTCGGCGGTGTCCGGGTTGAAGCCCGACAGGCCGTCGGCGGTCATCGTCGAGGTGAGGTCGATCCCGGCGTTCAGCTCGCTGGTCGTCGGAGCGTTGATGTTGGCGATCGACGTGACCCAGTAGACCCTGGTTTTGCCATCGCTGGTGATATCGGCCACGGCCTACTTCTCCTTCTGCTCGCCGCCGGCCGCGGCCGGGGCCTTGGTGGGCTTTGCCGGCTCGGCCGCCGGCGCGCTTTCGCCTCCGGGCGGCGGCCCGGGCTTCCAGCCGAGTCCGCCCCAGTCCTCGACCGCTCCGTACGGCAGCTGGCCGGGTCCGATCTCTGGGTTCTCGTTGACGACACGTACCTGGTCGGTGGCGCCGGGCTCGTCGGCGTCGGACCAGCCGTGGACCTTCACCCACCAGTCACGCTCGGCGGCGCTTGCGACCAGGGCATGAACGCCTTCGACGTCGCGGATCCAGTACTTCTGCTTGTCGGTCATCGCGCCGGCTCCTCAGGCGGTGTAGAGCTCGTAGGTGACGCCGGTCAGAGCGCCGGAGAAGGTGACCGTCGCGACGCCGGAGGTGTTGATCGCCGCGCGGGGGACGAGGATCATCCGGACGCCCGTCGATGGGGCGGCGACGGCCGTGACCGTGCCGGGGTTGCTCTGCGGCGTGAAGCCGGGGTCGAGGACGGAGACGTTGGTGGACGTGCCGGTCGTGATGACCCGCAGGAACCAGCCGTTCGGCCCAGCCGTGCCGCCGGAGATCGTGTCCGAGGCGGTCGGAGTGATGGCCGATGGCGTGGTCCCGGTCGTGACGACCGACTGAGGAGAGACGAGCGCCATGCGGCGCACCCCCTATGGGCAGAAATCGGACAGGGCATCCGCCGAATGACGGACGGTGATCTCGTGCGTGCGGGCCGTACCATGCCGGGCATGACAGCCAGCACCGACCAGCGGATGGTCGAGGAGTTCATGGCCGGCGCGGATGTGGCGGCCATCGCGGCCCGCTACGCGGTGCCGGAGGAGTACGTCGACCGGGTCATCGAAGAGACGCACCTGAATAAGAGGCCGAAGCGCAGCTGGAGCCTGGCGCTCGCGGGGAACCGGGTTGCGCTCGCATTCGCGATCGCCTGGGCCGCGTGGCTACTGCTCCAGACGCCGGCGCTTCAGATGCCGCCAAGCGCGGGGCTGTTCTTTTGCCTGCTCGTCGGTGTTGTGGCTTACGCCCTAATGACCGCCAGGTTCCGACCGCGGCCTTAACTGGACGTCGCGGTCCACCCGTACACATCGACGACGTCGAAGACCGCCGTGCCCGGAACCTCTTCGTTGCGCTGCGGCGGCTGGCCCTCGATCCAGCGGACCGGGTTGCACGAATAGCCCGCCACCGTCAGCGTCTGATCCAGTACCGCGGCCCGGACCCGGCCTGCCACCGCCCGCGCGGCCTTGGCGCCTTCCGGGTCGGCGCCGACGCAGTGCACGATGGCCCGGGCGTTGATGACCGTGCTGGTCAGCGTCAGCGACAGCCACTCAGGCGCGGTGAGCCCATCCGGTGTCTCGATCGAGAAGTAGACCAGCGCGTACGGCGCGACCGCCCCGTCCGGGACTTTCCCGTCGTAGACGGTCAGGTCCGGCGGGCCGCCCGGCGCGTCGGACAACAGCGCCAGGAACGCATCACAGTGGACCTGGATCGGCCAGCTCATCCCAGGCCCAGCGCCTTCACGGCCAGGTCTTCCATCGCCTTCTCGAACCGCGGCTGCTCGGCGTCGGCGGCCGGGCGCATGAACGGGATCGGCGGGTTGTTGACCGTGCCGTACTCGGCGATGCTGCCGAGCGCGCCCTGGCCCTTCGCGTGGTTCGGGCCGATCTCCGCCGCCGGGCCCTTCAGACTGCGGTACGTGTCGAAGTCGATCGACCACGGCAGCTTCTTCAGCCGCTTGTGGCCGCGGATCCGCTGGGCGGCGTCCTTCTTGATGTTGAGTGCGCCGACGAACACGACCTTCGCCGCGTCGGCGGGTGCCACCCGGGACGCCTTGGTGATCGCGTCGGCGAGGACGGTGATCTCGTGCGTGTCGAACTCGATGCCCATCAGGACCCCGTCTTCTCCGTGCACGACACCCGCCGGGCCGTCGCCTCCGACTTGTGCGCCAGGTCGTGCACCAGGAACGACCGGCCGACCAGATCCGCGTCGTTGACCGCGGCGGTGATCAGCACCTCGTCGCCCACCCTCAGGCCCTCGCTCCCGACCACCGGAAGCTGGACGTCGATGCGCAGTTCGAGGATGTAGTCCTCGCCGACGTCATGCGGGCGGGCGGTGCCGGTGATCTGCTGGACCCGGCACTTCCCGGCGTACAGCTGGGTGTACGGCTGTGTCGGGTAGCCGGTGACCGGGTCCGTCGCGCCGCCGTTGCGGCGGCGGATGGTGCACGCGTCGGCCATGCTCGCTTCGGCGATGGTGCGGCCGCGGGCGAGGACAGAGGCGCGGGACATGTCAGACCGTGATCCGCAGGATGCCGTTCGCCGACCAGACGATCGTGAACGTCCCCGCCGTCACCGACTGCGAGCCGCCGAAGTAGTTGAAGCAGGCACCCTGCTTCGCCACGGTGCCGCCGGAGATCGTGTTGTCGTAGACGAGGCAGCCGAACACGCTCGCGAGGGTCACGTTGCCGCCGCCGGCCAGGTCGGCGGCGTCGAACATGGCCACGCCGGAGGACGGGGTCGTGAACGTCTTGGACGCCAGCGCCCGGCCGCCAGATACCCAGTTCGTCGCGTCGGTGACCTCGTTGGTCGTCGTCCAGACGCCGGTGTTGAACCCGGTCGAGCCGACCGCGGCGTCCTTGTCCGGGGTGATCGAGTTGTTGTGCAGCGACACGTTCACGGTGTCGGAGTCCAGGCCGGTCCAGCCG